AAGGGTTTTCCGTCCTTATTTGTTGCGACCTTTATAATCGATGGTATACGGTCATTTGCGGAAAAATATCGTAAAAAAGGTTTGGACGGCGTCGGCACCATTTCATAAAACTTCAATTCTAGGAGTGATGCCGTATAATTTGCCGCTTTCGGCAAAATAGATTTATAAATATACAATCGTGTAAGCTCAGGAATCTCGCCTTCCTGTACGATTGCCGATGCCACACCCTGTTCCAAACGGTTTAGACGCTTATCAATATAATTGCGATACTCGGTGAGAGTTTGTAATGCAGCGGGCACCATTCGTAGAGATTTCGGAGTCTCTCGTAGTTGCGGAAAATAGAGTTTTATGAATCCTTCAAATATAGGCTCTGTAATCGGTTGGTCCGGTTGTAAAAGTGATTCCAGCGTCCATACGTGAACCGTAGCTGCCGCAACCAGGGTATTTTCAAGCGTTATTCCACTGTAAATTGTTGGAAATACCGGTTTCTTTGCGTCATCTTCATAAATACGGCTATCTGGCTGTCGTATGATTGACGGGTCGCTGGGATTAAGTAATCCCTCAGCGGTTAGGAACGGCCAACTGAATTCCAACGGCTTAAAATGATTCGCCGTCGTTTCCACAGCAATAAATAGTTGGTTCGGTGGTGTTGTTCCTAGTATTGCCGCAATACGCTGTTTAAGACTAAATAGCGTATCAAACGGAAAAACAGTGTTCAATCGCGGGTCATCTAATTTTACGATACGACTCTCATCCAAATGGGAAAGTATCGTAATCGCCCGCGGTCCTAATGAAGGCAACCGGGACGGTTCTATTATGTCCATTGCTACTGTGGTTTGTGTTTTGAATTCTTAGGTCTAATCGTGTAAACCATCTTCCACAGTCTCCTTATATTTTGGCGAATCCGTAATATGGACGCCACAGTATTCAACAGGATGTGCCGCAAAATTTGTATATTCGTAGACACCCGTCGCTTCCGCCTGTTGTAATAGCCACGCAAAGTGGTTCCAAAACTCTGGCGTATGTCCAATGCTGCTTGTGCCGACGTGGCTCATTTCGTGGAGTGCAACAAATACAATAATATTCTCCTGTACAAGTCGTTCCTGTGTATCACGCTGCCGCAAGCACATAAAAATCTGCTCGCCCTTATTTACCGAATACGATGTATACTGTGCATCGGGCGTTGATTCGCTGAAACGCTGTGCAGAGCAGTCAAAGTTATCAATCATTTGTTTCACGAACTTTTTATCGTAATACTTGGATTTGAGGTATTCGCGAAGTTTAATTAGGCGTCCTCGTACACGGGCAAGACGATCTGCTGCATCCTGTTTATCGGGAAGATTACGGACAAGATACATTTCACCGTCCACCGTAGATTTGGTAAGTGCTACAGGATACTTCGAGTCTTTCATAGAGAGCCCTGCATAGCCTAAACCTACTACGCCCGCCATGAAAGCCCACGGGAGAATAGAATCGTTCATATCCTTACTCTAGGAGGTACAAAATTGAGATTGCTGTCGACGTCCTGTGCTTCTAACAATAAGGATGGTGTATATGGTGCTGTATGCGGAAACGCCAGATGCGCTTACGGCAAAAGTATCTGCGGTGCTTGGTCAGAATTGGCGACCGTGTGGCGGCGTGGCAGTAGCGACTGTTGTCACTTGTGTAGATGGGGGTGGGTGGTATACAAATGCGATTTCGTTCTACCAGGCAATGGTGCGTATGGGCGGTCCGCCTATCGTAATTCCTACGTCGGCTTTGTATATATAGGATTAGTCGGGAGTTTCAAGAATACCATTCTCGCCAACAATAAAGCAAGTATAATTATATCCTTGCTGAATACAAGCTGCTTTTTGTAATGGAATCTTTCCATCTTTCATACCTTTTTCATATGTCCATGTGCTTTTGACTTCAACAATCAACTTCTCAGATGGTATATACATATCGCTGAAATATCTATGTTTTATCCCTTTTGTATCTGTGTACCAAATCTCAGGCTGTTGCTTACGACCTACAAATATATCATCTTCGTCAAATGAAAGTAAGACATAATCTAAGATGTAATTCTCATAACCTTGAATATTAACTTTATTACCCGATGGAAATGTATAAATTTTATAACTATAACCGGTCTTTTCTGCTTTATCTTGGATATCCGCACTTTGCATAGCATGTTCTACGCCATATTTTTTTAGAGATGTCGCTTTTATACGTTCTTGAACCTCAGGATTTTGTGTAGCATGCTCTACACCAAATTTATCTATATTTGTTTGTTTCTTTCGTGTATTCATACAGCCGTTATTAGAACATCTATGTCCTGCTGAAAATTTATTATATGTTATTTTACCTTACTTTCCACAAAGACACTTAAATTTCATAGGAGTTTTGTTATCTTTGTATATTGTTTCTAAGAGTTTACAACTGGCTTTTTTGAAAATCTCTTTGAGTTCATCAAGCGTAGGTTTTTTATCTTCTATGTGTTTACGGATGCCCTTTTGTGCCGATTCTTTCGTTTCTGGACGTTGACTTACATATTCATATCCGTATCGTTCCATATTTGTTGCTTTCAATCGTTCATCGCGGCAATATTTACAACGAATACCTAGATTAAACGAATCTAGTCGGGTCGTCTGTACTTCAGTATTTCCGCACGAACAGAGATACTCTAACGGTTTCTTATTCGTTTTATATTCTTTGGATACTAATGTACATTTAGCGGCTTCAAATATTTGTTTTACATCGTTAAATGCTAGCCGGGGCGGCATTTATTTAGATGGTTTGGGTTATTTGAAATAGATAAACGAAGTTCAACTTTTTCAAAGAGGGAGGCAAGGGGGAGAGGAGGGTGGGAAAATTAGAACCATAAAATTTTAAAATTTAATAATTTTCCTAAGCTATCTCTAGTACTCTACGATTTACGTCGGGCTCAATAGTACTATTGAGCCAAGGGCTCACATTCACCTGCGGGTTCGGCGGCTCCGATCGCAGATCCCAAGAGGCGTTACGGAGAGACTGACCGACCGTGTTGACACCGATGAGCGCACCGGCGTTCAAGAAGTTCTTGCCCGCAATATCACCCGCACCCTGGGGGTTCACCTGTGCCCACTTCGAGTTAGGGTCATTGGGCAGGAGCTCCTGCGGCGCGAGCTGGTTCTTAGGATAGCAGTTGGACGGCGTCGAGGCGGCGGCGAACGGCATGGGGGACGGGGTGTCCTGGAAGCCCTCGCTGTTGTTATTGTTATTGTTGTTCTCGTTGTTGCTGGGAGTATCGGGGCTCACCGTGGTGCCTAGGGGTGTAGCATTATACTCGGCATTCATTACACGGGCAAGGTTCACTTGCCCAGGATCAACAAAGCCGCCTGCCTGTAGACCCGTCATTGATGCAGCACCCGTGCCAGTAATAATAGGCATCATAGGGCTCTCGAAACCCTCACGGTGGTGTTTACGCTTTAGTAGTCCGCCAAGGGTGGGATCCAATACAAAAAATAGACCTACAGCAACTAAGACCGCGAGACCGACCAGGAGTGGCGTGCGCGAAGACATTTTCTCTAATTCCCTTGTTTGTATTTTTTTTACGCCTCGCTGTTTGTTGACTCACCATCATCGGTCATCCAATCGCTGAATTGAGACTCATCGTCGGATACTTCATATTTCCCAAAAAACTTTCCCATCGCATCCAAGGCAAGCTGTCGTGCTTCATCGGCGGTCCGGAAGAGGACCTTTACTTTCTCTTTTGCGTCGGTCTTCTCCTTTGCTATCAATGCCGGGCTACGCAAGGTTAGGGGGTTCTTATCGGCAGTTACCTCAAGATCATTCACCTCCTCAATCTCCTTCGCCGGAGTCTGCCAATCAAAATCAATTACCTCGTTCTGGGTATCTTTCTCCACAAATTTTACTGCAAACTTTGGTGAAATGGTAGACCGGGTAATTAGAATACCAATTAACTCCAAATCAATAATAGAATTGGTATATGCAACGTCCTTTACATCAAAGAAAAACTCTTTCTCAGTATACTCACTCCAGCGTGGCGTATCATTTGCATCATATACTATACCCCACCGCGGTGTAATACGTTGTAGCGACTCATACGACGGCTTATTCTTAAACAACGTCTCCGTCTTTGTCAATTCATTAAGAACAGTCTGTTCAAGCTTATCAAACTTCGGTTGTGCTGACACCTCGGGGAGAATTGTAAGTTTACTATTCATTCGTAGACGTACGCCTAGCGGTTTAGGAACCGCTATAGGCACGTAAAAAAAAACATTGTTACTATCGGCACGACGTTCCGGGACTCCAAACATTGGTTCTCTTTTAAACTGCGATGTACGTTGAAAAATAGTTCCGCACCCCATCTCAATGACTTCCACCGGCGTGCGCGATCGTTACACAGAAGCAACTGGTGATTTAGCAGAACATATTGGTGACAAAGTGCTGGTTTTGTTACGGTCTCCCGAAAATCAAGCGCGAATTCAATCGGTCCTAGATCCTATTATTTCACATATTATTAATCGTATTTTTCCATATATACTGTTATCAGCAATACTTTTTTTGATTTTATTTATTTTAACTATTGGAACATTTTATATGGTCATGCGTACATCGGCAACAATGACTTATAGCACTAAGATATCAGACCTCTAAAGGTGTGATGGTTGAAGCAGTTTATCAAACTCGTCGGCGTCCATCATTTTCAGATGATTTGTACGTAATTCATCAAGGTATGAAGTTTCCATTGTAATTGCATCCTTATCACCCATCTTCCACGCGGACCATTTTACCCACTGCTTCTCGCTCATCAAATCTTCCGTTGTCTCATTTCGACCATTGAGCATATCAATAGCCCGTTCGTAGGGAAGAAAGTCCTTAATATGAATGGACTCAAGTGCCTTATGAAGATTGCCCTTGTACTTGATAGTAAAGTAAGATTGCTTGAACGGCAAAGACTTCGCCTTGTTCGTATAATCTGAACCCATAAGGACGCACATCTCCAAGAACTGTATGTACATAAGTCCAGCGTGTTCAAGAATATTGTTCAGCTCGTACACAATCCAGCCCGTAGTGTCACCTGGAACGCCCATACGCTCAGGAACGATCATCGTATGAACGCCGCGTGCTAGTAAGTCCATATCATTGCTCA